AGCTCTGCGATTAAGCAGTATGCGGATAATATCATCATTTTGACCCGTATGGATAGAATAGACTCAAAAGATATCAATAGAGTTAAAATTAGAGTGTGGAAAAACAGACTTTGTGGAATAGAAAATTCGTTTTTTTTGAGATATTTACCAGAAATTGACGGATATTCACAGTAAAAATAAGGAAAAATATGGTAAAAATTTTAGATTACAAAGAGATTAATAGCGGAGCTTTAAAAGCTAAAGTTAATGTAGAAGATTCCGAGTCAGGACTTATATTTAATAAAGTAATGATTTTTAAAAAAGACAACAATAGATGGATAAATCTTCCTCAAGAAGTTTACGAATCTAATGGAGAAAAAAAGTTTTATCGATTAGTGCATTTTATAGAGAAAGAACGGATGGAAAATTTTCAAAAATCTTTGTTTGCTGCTTTGGATACATATCTAGAAAAAAATGAAAAAAAATCTGAAAATATTCCTTTTTAATGGAATGGATATTACCCATAAAAACTATTAGTGAATTCAATAAAATGGAACATCATTTGAGAAGTTGGAAAAGACATAAAATTCAAAAAAATGAAATTGTTCTGTGGTGGATAACAGAAAGACCAGTTGTTAATATGCCTTGTACAATAAAGCTTACAAGGATATCTCCTCGCATGTTAGATGATGACAACTTACGAGGAGCTTTCAAATGGATAAGAGATGCTATTGCGGATAAAATACGCCCCGGATTTGCCCCAGGGCGTGCAGATGATACAGAAGAGATGAAATGGGAATATTCCCAAAGAAAAGGAAAACCTCAAGCAATTAAGATTGAGATTGCATAGATCCTTTGCAAAGCACTTGTTCTAAAATTGGCACTATTTGTTCTAGAATGCCAAGTCTTTTTTCATGATCTCCTAATTTTGCATAGGTACCTTTACGAACTTTATCTAAAGATAAAGCTATTTTTTCGTTATTTTCTTCTAGCATTCTCAATTTACTTTGCTCAAATGTTTCAAAAAAATCACACTGAACTAACATATTATTCCTCGGGATAAACATCTTTTCCATATACTCTTCCTTCAAGACGAGAAAGTCTCGTACTCATATTTTACCTATTTTCTATCTACAAACCTATTCCAGCATTGTAAGAGATAACATTCTAAATCTTTCTGTTCTTCAGGAAATAAATATTTTCTACCTCTAAAAATGCATGAGCCAATATGCTCACAAAATCTTAAAAAAACTCCAATCTTGGTTCTATTAATTTTATTTTTTGATAGGAATTTCCAATCCAATCTTAATGTATTTCCTGAATCGATTAAATCTTTTATCTGATTGTATATTTGAAAAAATTCTTCTTTCATAAGATAAGAAGTTTTGGAAAGTTTTTTTGTCTCATAAGATTCGATAATTTTGTTTTTTAAGTGAGTATATTTATAGATAGGTATTTTTGTTTCCATGTTGATTCTCCTTTTTGGGAAAAAGTATTCTTAAAAATATCCTGTTTAAATGCAACTAAACAAAAATGTTGATAGAGAATAGAAAAAGATCAATTTGTGACAAATATTGCAAAGTTTATTGAAAAATATTTATTATTTAGCAATTTACGATAGCAACTTATCTAATGTGGATGCGTCAAAAGCGCGCATCCACACTATTATTAGGATTAGTGCCGTGTCATATCACTCACGCCGAATGAATCTATCATATCAGCAGAAATCGTTAAGAATATGTAATTTGTAACTAAAAATATTAAAGGACAAGCCAAAATAGGTATAGCTGTAAATGTAGCATAAATTATATATGTGCTCATTAACGGAGATAGTATTTGATTCGCAAGAACTAAAATTCTAATTAAGCTATTTATTTTTTCATCTTGCAAAAATTTTATGAGATTATTAACTTTGCCAAAGTTCTGATTTTTGCTATGTAAAAATTGTGGAACGGAATCGTTATTTTTTGTAGAATTTTGTGTTGGTTGCATTTTATACCTCTCGTCCCTCTTGATATTCTTGTTTTCTATTATATATAGCTTTAAAGTGATTTATAGAATTTTTCAGTTGCTGCTCTTCTTGATTATCTTTGGTTTCAGTTAATCTTTGAGAGATCGCCTCCATTTTATTCAATAATCTCGCGATTCTTTGATCAGTAATTTTTCCAGAAATAACTTTTATTTTATTTTCCTGTATCGATTCTGCAACCAAATTTTCTGCAAATATTGCTACGGGAGTAAAAATTGCTAATGCCCACCAATCTTCTTGTTGATATGATTCCATGTTAATATGTTCTTTGAAAATTTTTTTCTCTTCCACTTGTTCTCTATTTTCTTCTTCATCCATTTGTTTCAGAAATGGATACATTTCATTCTCTACAACATTGCTTGCATACATTGTATTTCCAGGAAAAAGATATTTGCTTTCCCTATTGTAGAAGAATTCTAAGTTATTTTCAGATGACAGGTACGATAGATCTATCATAATTTCTCCTTAAAGTTGTTGAAGATAAAATAACTGTATGGAATATATATCCTAAATCGTCAACCATAAAGGAATTTCTACTAATGAAGTTTGAAAAAGTAGATGTAAGATGCGAAAAATGTGGTAGAGGCGCTGATGGATGGTTGTGTCGAAAATGCTTATCTTTACCTCTTAATGAATTGTTAAATTTTAAAAAAAATGATGATTTTATAGATAATATCAGCGTAGAAGAAATTCTTGACGAAGATGAATGATTGTCACTGAGCACATATTTTAAATATATATTTTTATTTTCTTTATTTAATTCTATTCTTCATCTTCTAGATTCTCTTCATCTTCTAGATTCAAGAACTCGGATATTAATAATATTAAATTTAAAAAATCGTAATGATTGATTGGGCAAGTCATGGCTTCTGGGGGTAATCTTTTATATGATTCAGTAAGAGTTTCTAAAACCGCTTTCATGTGTTGTTTTCTTGAATTATCTGTCAATTTTCACCTCTAATTTTTGAGATAATATTTCGATAAGCCATGATTGTAATGTTTTTCCTTCTTCATATGCTTTTAATTTTGCCAATCGATGTAGATCCACGGGTAATCTTATACAGCAGGATTTAGTAATTTTAGTCATTTATTTCCTTTCATAAATTCGTAATTCTCTTTTTTCACTGATAGCAGTTTTCAGCGGTATCTATCAAAAATCCTTCTCCTATGTTAATGTCAATCATTAATCGATATGTTAACTCTTTGTTTGTAATCATATCAAAACTCCTTCGTTGATTGTTAATGATATCAATTTAACATTGCATGCAATTTGGAATAATCACTTTTCTTCTTTTTTTTTAATTAAATTAATTTGTATAACGATAAAAAAATAAGGAAGTGTATCTATGCCAGCACCTAAAGGACATCCACCATATAATAAGAATGGCGAAGGTGGTAGACCTCGAAAATTTAGCCAAGAAGATATTGAGTATCATGCCGAAGCATTACTCGAATGGATGAAGAAAAGCGATAGCATTTGGCTGAAAGATTACTTTCTAGAACATGATATTGACCCGAAATACTTATCGCAATGGGAAGCAATCAATGAAAGGTTTGCTGAATCTTCACGCGTGGCTAAAGCATATCAAGAGAGTAGAATCTATAATAAAGCTATGACGAATACTTATAATCAGAAGATGAGTCAGTTTGCCCTTACAAATAATCATGGATGGGTTGATAAAAAAGAAACTAAATTATCTGGAGATGCCAAAAATCCTCTTGCATTTGTGCTTGAATCAGATGATGGCAACAGCAAGGACTTAGTCAATGACGGCACAAGCTGATCTAGAAATAGCTAAGAAACGTCTTACAGATCCACGTTGGCGTATCAACAATCTATATTGGATTATCAATAAGCAAGGGAAAAAGATTAAATTTAAACTGAACTGGGCTCAAGAGCAACTGTATAAGGACATGTGGTATTGCAATGTTATCTTGAAAGCCAGGCAGCTAGGTATAAGCACATTTATTTGTTTGTTATTTCTTGACCGGTGTCTGTTCAATAGCAATATGTCTTGTGGTATCATTGCAGATACAAGAGATAATGCTGAGCACATATTCAGAAGAGTCAAATATGCATATGATAATCTTCCAGATGAAATCAAAAGTCTAATTCCCGCTGAAATTGATACTAAAAACATGATTAAGTTTGGCAATGATTCTAACTTACGTGTAGGTACTTCTTTGCGTTCTTCCACATTTCAATACTTGCACATATCAGAATTCGGTAAAATCTGCGCTCAGTATCCTGATAAAGCAGAAGAAATAGTCACGGGTTCTCTCAATACTGTTGCAGTCGGTCAGTATGTATTTATCGAATCGACAGCTGAAGGCAGGGAAGGTTATTTCTATGAAATATGCAAAAAATCACAGCAAAATAAGCAATTAAATAAACAATTATCCCCTCTTGATTTTAAGTTTCACTTTTTCCCATGGTATGGTGATCCTGATTATCGTATAGGAAACACATTTCAGCTTACCGAAGAGATGGATTTGTATTTCAAGCAGCTTAGTAGCATAGATATTAATTTGGATTATGAGCAAAAGGCCTGGTATGTACTCAAAGAAGTTGTTCAGTTTGAAAAAATGCGAAGAGAATATCCATCGATCCCGGAAGAAGCTTGGGAAGTCTCTAACGAAGGACTGTATTACTCAAGGCAAGTGACGATGGCTCGCTCTGAGAAGCGTATTGGCTTTGTACCGCATGAGGAACTATTGCCAGTACATACAGCGTGGGACCTTGGCTACAACGATTCCACAGCTATTTGGTTCTTTCAACTCTACGGGAAAGAAATAAGACTCATAGATTACGTAGAAGGTGGCGATTCCTTACAACATTGGATAAGTATTGTTAAATCTAAACCATATTCTTATGAAAAGCATTTAGCACCTCATGATATCAAAGTGCATGAATTTACTGATGGAATGAGTCGTCTTGATACAGCTAGAAAGATGGGCATTAATTTCATTGCTGTTAGTGGAGTTAAGATCATTCCTGGAATAGATCAAGTTAGGGCTATGTTTTCTAAATGTTGGTTTGATGAGAAAAAATGTGAGAAAGGCATTAAAGCATTAGATAATTATAAGAAAGAATGGGACGAAAGGCATGGTTGTTGGAGATCTAGTCCCTTGCATAATTGGGCAAGTCATGGAGCAGATGCTTTTAGAACGCTTGCCACGGGCTTACACTACATCACAGGGGGTGAGAAGCATGAATACAATCACAATCCTAATGATTATCAAGGCAATAGATTTAGTGGTATCAATAGGAGATATATTTAATGATCATCCATGTTGGAAAAACAGTAAAAAAATTAATGCACACATATAAAGATGTTAAATTTGATGAAGATGGTTGGGCAGATACTACTAAATTTTTACCTATGGATTTGGATCTATGTATACTAAAATTTGAGAATAAAACTATCTTTGGTTGGTATTCTGGTAACTCTTGGGATGGCATGCGAGTAAAAGAAGGAGAAATTCCCTTGTATTGGAAACTTAAGAATTAGCGATAAAAAAGAACCGAAGATGCTGTAACATCTTCGGTTTATAATAGGTGGTTTGAACTACTCCACTCTTGATTTTACCATATCAATTCAAAATGATTTTATGCAATTAAAAATATGAAGATATCTTATACGACTTGGGATGCCATTTTCGCTTGGTATTACTATATTTTACATGATACTAGCATGATGAAAGATAGTAAAAGAACATATATAACTGGTATGCATAAATTAATAAAGGATGGAATTATTGATTATACATCGATGATTCCGCAATTAACTCCTGATTCGTATATGAATGCCTGTTTGAAACTTAAAAATATTCCTAAGGCGAAAACGACAACAAATTTGCGCAAGACATGTTTAAAATCATTTTATAATTTCGTATCAGAACATCAATATGAGAATTATCTGAAAAATTACGGGAAACCTGCTAGAAACATTCCGACAATGCACGAGATTTCTTTTATATTATCCGCCATAGAAGAACGCCATCGCACAAAAGATTTAGACCCTGTAGAGCTATTTAAAGCGGTAGAAAGCCTTAATGAAAGAGATTCCGTTATTGTATGCACGATGATTTTTACAGGACGGACTCTTGAGGATATATTGGATTTAAGAAAAAAAGATTGTGAAAATAGAATTATAGAATTCCAAGACGGACGGGAAAATGTTCCTTTATTTATCACAAATTTTATTCAGAAAAACGCTGCAAATGGCGACACTTACGCTTTTACAACTGCAAACGGAAAGCGACTGAGAAGAACACAAGTAATTCGAAATCTGAAGCTTGCAAGTAAATTAATGGGCCTCGATTTTGAGGTTACACCTAAAATACTTCAAGGTTATGCGATAGCGTATTTGCCATCTTCCAAGAAAGAAAATCTTGCAAAACTTTTAGCAACGCGCAATTGTGCAATTGTTTGATATAATAAAGATTTTATTATACAGTTATCGATATCACCGTATTGATATTGGAGGCTGTTATTTCTTTCTATTACCCCCCATGGAATAATGCATTAGAGCCGAATCAAGGCAACGTAAGACAATGGTTAGACAATTTGTATTCCAAATTTCAGCCTATTGAGCAATCACGTTGGAATCAATCCAATATTGATACTTTATTTTATGCAGGCTCACAGACATTTGTGAACCGTTACTTTAATTTCAGCCCTACAACTAGTTATCAGCAGTATTATTTCAACATAATACAACAACCTATCAACATGATAACGGGATATGAGCGGCAACATAGAAAGAATTTCTCATATGTATCTTGTGAAGGAGCTGACCCACAGACTACAGATCAATATACAAAGCTTATTACACATGCTGCTAACATGGGGTGCATTCATGAGCAGAAATCAAAAGCTAAGGAATTAGCAGCTGTAGCCGGACTTTGTTTAGTACAACCCTATCTTGATTATTCATGGAATGATGCTGCACAAGGCGAATTAAAAGTTAAGGTATGGGAATATAACTCATTTCTTGTCGATCCATATTTCCGCAATCCGGATATGTCAGATTGTCAATTTGTCTGGTGTCAGGAATATATTAGTAAAAAAGAAGCAGAAAATCGATTTCCGGATAAACTAGAACAAATTGCTCCAATGGCAGGAACACCACAAAGATATGGATCATTCTATTTTCTGCCAGAAAATTATAACATGGCAAGAAATGATCTAATGGTACTTTCTTACGTCTGGTATCGATGGAAAACAAAGAAAAAGCGCCTTTATTCTCATTCTCGTAATCAATTCTTTGAATTCGGTAAAGAAGCTGATACTGATGCGATATTATATAATATACCCGACATGGAACTTGTTGAAGTGGAAACTCCTACTTGGAAACTTGCAGTTGTGCTTAATGATCAACTCATGTTTCAGGGAGATAATCCATTAGGCTTCGACGAATGTCCATTCATTCCCTATTTTTGGAACTATGAACCGCATATAAATTATTACGATTTGCGTGTTAGAAGTCTTGTTAGAACGATGAGAGATCCTCAATTTTTATATAATTACAAAGTAATCACTAATAACGATATTGCTGCAGCAACAATTAATGCAGGTTGGAAGAGAAAAGTTGGTGCTGTTGCTAATGAAGATAATTTAAAGAAATCTGGTCAGGGTTGGGATGTTTTAATCAACCAAGGTTATGAGATGACGGATGTCGAAAAGATTATCCCTAGCGCAGTTCCGGAATCCGATTTAGCTTTAGCAGAACAAATGAGGACTTTGATCTATGAAACTTCTGGTATCAACATAGAAAATTGGTCAGGTCAGCAAGATAAACAAGTTTCTAGCCTCACAGTACTTCTTAAACAGGCTGCTAACTTGATGGTATTTCAGAAATATTTCGATCAATGGGATTTTTCAGATAAATTACTTGGAGATCGGTTGCTTAAGGTTACACTTAACAACTGGAATGCAGAGAAAGTAAAACTATATATAGGGGAAGAACCTTCACCATACTTCTACAGCAAGATATTTTCAAATTATCAATGCATTGTTGAAGAGTCGGATTTAACACCGACACAGCAAAACTTGCAGGCCCAACAAATGATGGATATGAATCAGGCATTTGGAAGAGAAGTATTTCCACCATCTATGATTATTCCTAAGCTAAATGTGACAGGCAAGGCAGAGATTATCGAATTCCTACAGCAACAAGAGCAAGCTTCTAGTCAACAACAGCAAGATATGCAAATGGTTCAACATGCATTAGAAGATGCAAAACTTAAGGAATTATATAGCCGTGCAACCAACAATATAGCAAGTGCAAAAGAAAGATATGGTCGTTTTGAAAGTAATATTGGACTACTTGAAGAGCGTATGGCAGAAGTTTCAAAGAATAGATCACTTTCTACAAAAGCTAAGATGGAAGCTCTAGAAAAAATGATTGATGTGATTGCTAAGTATGGTGAAATTGAAACAATGTTGAAGATAAATGACATTGATTCTTTTGACTATCAGCAACAGAAAACAGAGGAGCATGATAAAGAAAGAGCACACAAAGATGCTCAGTCAAATGAATTCATGTCAAAAATAATGGGAGAAATGGGACAAAAGAACACTTCTCAAAATATGCAACAATCTATATAATATCAGCTTTGCAAAGGCTGATATATGAAAAAATGTAAATATTGTGATAATGAATTTATTCCTAAAAAAGATGGACTATTTTGCGATTCCAAATGTTATAGAAAATATTGGCAAAATAATTTGAAAGAAGAAAATCCAATTTTGTGGAGAAAAAGATTAGATGCACAAAGCAAAAGATCGAGAGAAAAAGTTAGAAAAAGATTGGGACTGCCTTTAGATTATCCACAAATTAATGAATCAGGAAAAGGATATAAATTAAAAGAAGGATATAAGTTCTTGTTAATGAAGGATCATCCTAATTGTGCCAAATCTGGATATGTAGCAGAGCATATTATGATAATGACTAAATTTCTTGACAGAGCACTAAATGACAAAGAAACAGTTCATCATATAAATGGAATTCGAGATGATAATCGTATAGAAAATCTAGAATTATGGTCATATTCTCACCCTTATGGACAACGGATAGAAGATAAAATTGAATGGTGCATTGAATTCTTACAGCAATATGGATATAAAGTGATAAAACAAGCACAAGGAATATAAGATGGTGGTTCATCCAAGATATGACAGGATAGATATTGTGGATAAAATATCACATTTAAGATCTCTAATAGCAGTTTGCAGAAATTCTTTGATTGATAGTCATAGAAAAGAAGATGGAGATCTTGCTGTAGTCATAATGGAATTTATTGAACCTGCATTAGATGAGATGGAAGAAATGTTTGAGATAAAGGAAGAAAAAGATTAAATTAAAAATAAAAATTAACGTTTTTAAAAGAGGTTTTATGGCTGGACAAAGAATAGATGATCATGGTTTTTGGGCAGGGAAAAAAGGACATGCTTCGGTATTTCCTGATGGTCCGCACAAATCTAAAGAATATAGTTCAGATGGTCATATGGCTGAATTAAATCACTATGAAGATACTAGTGAGGCAATTAAAGATCAGCAAATGATGAATGAAAAAAAACAGAAAGCGCATGATAGAAAGCCTGGTCACAGAAATTAATTTATCCCTCTGATGTAATAGTAGCTTGCTTGGTTCATGCCCGAGAAGACCGGTGCAATTCCGGAATGGGACTTATTTAAATGGATAAGCACTGAAATTTTGCTTATGTAATAAAGATCGTAAGTTTTCGGTCGTTCATTTATGCTTAAATTTAAATATAAGGGATATAAAATGAAATCAGGTTTTGATGATCCTATAGCAATTAAAAAGCAGAATCCTAAAGATAAACCGGCTGATAAAATGCCTGAAACTATCTGGGATTTTCGCTGTCCTCAATATGATGAGCGTTCTAGCTGTTTTGTTAATACAGGTACACATTATGGTGTAGGGCATAGACAACCAGTCGGGCGTATGGGCAATCCTAAAGAAAAAGCTTCTACATTGCCACAAGATCGTAGAAATGTTACTTCAATGGAAGTTGATGAGGTTGCTTAATGGCACAAGCTCAACAAGCTGGAGAGCCCAATAGAAGTCAGCCGCATCCTGTCAAAAAGAATAGATTTGCTCATGTTGCAAATACAAAATATGGCATGGGGGATCATTACGGTACTGGAATTCGTGCTAAGATAGGTAAAGTTCGTCGTGATTCCGTAAATGTAAGCTCAAGCAATTCTAAAAAACTTAAAACTCCTCCTAAACAACTTGCTTAGTAAAGTCTATCCATTAATTTTTCTTCATCCATTTCAGCAGATATATTAATGTAAATATTTTTCATCATTTCATCACTCAAGTCATCTTCAAAAGGCATTTCTAACTGTTTTTTGTTATTTAAAAATTGTTGAATGCTCCAATTCACGAGCTCGTGTTGTGTAACATTTCCTTTCTTATATTGTCCCCACGTCTCTCTTGGGGGTAATAACCAGCATATTTCCATTTTATCCGTATTAGAGATAGCTCTAAATAGATAGGAATTTGTTTGGGCTTCTGGCTTTGATAATCTAGGCTGCCAAAACATTTTCTTTGTAATGCCATCATCAGCAGTTCTTGGATGAGCAAATAGATAGATGTATGGAGAATACTGCTGTAACCCTAATGACAATCTATTTTTTAATAAGCAATCATCAGCACCTTTGCTCAAATTTAGTGCCTGCTCTTTGTGCAAATGTAAAAGTCTGTCATGTGTTTCTAAAATATTTATCTTCATGCATCCTTCTTGTGTGGAAATCAGAATTTTAATATATAGATAATTAAAGTTTTATTTTAACACAATCCAAACGCAGTCCAGCGTTAAGGGCAAAGGATAGATATGACATCGATAACACAAGAAAATTCTGCACAAGAAGAACAGAAACCAAATGACAAGGAATATAACTTTCGCGCTTTAGAAGCTAAGAGAATGGAAGCCGAAAGACGCGCTATCGACGCAGAAAAGAGAGCAATGGAGGCTGAAAGAATGGCCCAGGAAGCCATTTCTAAGAAGCAACAAGGAAATGAAGAAGATGATGATGAATCTGACCCCTATGTCGATTACAAAAAATTAAATAAGAAACTGAATAAATTTGGACAAAATACGCAGAGTGAAATCCAAAAAGCGATGGAGTTTGCTAAACAAGCGGCCAAAGATGAATTAAAACAAGAAATATGGATGGAGAATAATCCTGATTTTTATGAAGTACTTCAAAATGCGGAGAAATTTGCACAAAGAGCACCAAAATTAGCTGAAAGTATTTTGAGAATGCCTGAAGGATTTGAAAGACAAAAATTAGTTTATCAGAATATAAAAGAACTCGGATTACATAAGCCTGAACAAAAACAGACATCCATTCAAGATAAGATTGATGCAAATAGAAGAAGTCCTTACTATCAACCGACAGGAATGAATTCTGCACCCTATGATAATGGTGGGGATTTTTCTAAAGCCGGTCAAAAAAATGCTTATGAAAAGATGCAAGAACTTAAACAAAGATTAGGTTCTAAATAATATTTTCCATTTTTCCTCCTTTTAATTTAGTGGAAATACCACGGGCTTTGTCCCGTGGGTTTTTAACATCTTCTTGTTTCAAATTAAAATCATTTTTTGACAAAAAAAAATAATAATATATCATAAAGCTTTCGCACGCACAAGTGTTATTGTGTACTCCGCGTTATTGAAGGTTCGCAACTTCTTGCCCGATATGATCGAGAATAGATGTAGTTAGGTTCGTCTACCGATCGTCATGTCAATATCAACATTCGACCACGGAGTTGAAATGTCGATTACGACTACTGGCAATTTGGGACCTTTGATTCTACAAAGTTTAGCTCCTGCTATGCTTTATGTCCCAACGCCTACAATGAATTACATTACGATATGCGACAAAGTTAGTATGCCAGCTAATGGTGGTACAACTATTCGCTTTATGCGCCCAAGAGCGCTACAACCGCCCACTGTACAGTTGGGTAACAGCGGTATAGATCCCCCTGCACAAGTGCCACAACGTGACATCATCGATGCACAAATGGCTTTCTTTGGTACTGGGTGTATCATTAACGAACAAGTTATTCTTCAAGACCAAGAAGGTGTATTAGCTTGGATATCAGAACGCTTGGCTGTTGCCATGAGACAGGCTTGAGATAATAGGCCTGTATAAATCTGACCTGATTGACTTGGAAACCCTCACTGCCGAAGCAGGAGGGCAACAAGGGCCAAGGGTTTAATTAGTTTGCAAGGAATTAAAATGTTCAATATTTGCTTTAAGAAATCCTTTAGCATTAAGATAGCTCATCTCAATTCTAATATCTTCTCTAAGCGCGATTATTTCTGGATTAAGAGGTGTATGTGCTCCATATCCTTTTTGCAATTCAAATGTCTTCCTAAATTCGATCATCAACTCAGCTTGTCTTTTTTTAAGAACAAGATAAGGCAAAAGTTGAGTGCAAATATCGACTACACGATGACCTTGAATAACCCATTCATAAATCCAACGCTCATGAGTAGAATTTTTCTTAAAAATAGATCTTCGATGTTTTTTAGACTTATTGAGATTACCAAAATGTTTCTCAATCCAGTCAAAAAGTTCCTTTTTTGTATTGGAAATGTTGAGTACACCTCTAAAAGAAGGATTTTGATATCGGTTATACTTAGCAGGATTAACACGATAAATACAAATAGATCCTTCTCCATCAACAATTCCAGCAAGATATGCAAGTTTGAGAGGATCATAAATGATCTTTTCATAAGCAATTTCAGGCATTTACATTCTCCTTTGTTATGCGCGTAGATGTTTGTATATTGTTGCATAAATCTGATTAAATGTCTAGGCTGAACGACTTAGGCGGTTAGACTCTAGAAATAGAGATGCGAAAGTCTGATCTCGGACTATATATAAAATCCGAGAGATAGGCAGAAATGACCTATCCACGCAGTAATGCGGGGTAACAGTTTGGAAGATCTTATATTGAGAGACTATATTGTATCAGCTGCTAGTCAGCTTAATGCTGGCGGTGGTTCTAATGGTGATAATCCCACAAACTTAGGTGTGTCGGATTTCTCATTAGTAGCTACTACTCTTGATACGAATAACGCCTACAAATTCATGAGCGGTATTGAAGGTATGGATAGATTCGGTACAGGTCCTGTAAGAAGTGCATATTTTATGCTCAGTTCTACAGAGCTTCAAACCGATTTTGATGGACTTACTGGTACAGGTTTCTTGAACCAGTGGAACTATCCAAACAATAGTTCTGCACTTCCTTCAGAATATGGTTCTGTATTTAACATTCGTATCCTTACAAGTTCTGAAGCACCTGTAGCACGTGGTGCATCAGCTAACGGCCAAGACGTGTATTATAACACAGTCGTGGGTAAGCAAGCGATCACACACATCAATCAGGACGGCTATAGCATGAACCTGATTTATCGTGATCCTTACTATTCTGGAATGCTTGCTCAGAACGCAACTTTGGCGGTTAAATTCGCTCAAGCACAAGCAATTACGCAAGATACAGCTATCAGAAATCTTCTCAGCACTCGGCTCTCTGCCGTTGCTGGACCATAAAATAGGAGGTGGATGATGACTGAATATAATAAAATGGCAAAAGGTAAATTCACATCAACTGGAAAAGCGCAAATGGTTACTTTGCCCTTTGTTCCGGATTTTGTCGAACTTATCAATGATACATCGATGCATGCACCTGCGAACCATGGAATCCCAAGAGCTTGGTGGGATGTTAATATGGGACAAGGATTTGCTGATTGTTTATTGTTTAACGGAACTCCAGTTTTATTGACTGGACAAGTTCAAGTAAATGGTATCAGCACATTCCAAGCAGGAACTTTGCTTCAATATGGGCCAGTATATCAACATACAGGTTCTACTGACTTTTCAATCACTGCTGCTAATCCTGCTGTAGTTACAACAACGACACCTCATGGTTTAGCGACAGGCGATGTAGTTATTTTCCAAAACCTAGCTGAAACTTCAACGACAGGTATGCAGCAAATTGCAGGCATTCCTTTCGAAGTTACTGTAACTGGAGCTATGACATTTTCTATTAATTGGGATGCGTCTGGTACTAATTACACAGCATTTAATACATCAACATCGACGAATAATGTAGGTTCATATAAAAAAGTTCTTTATCCAAACCTATATCTTCCCGGTGTTAACTTTGTTAGCTTCATTACTACAGGAACAACGACGACTATTCAGACAACAACACAGCACAATTTTGTTGTTGGACAGGAAGTAGCGTTTAGGATTCCTTCGGTATGGGGAACAACACAGCTGAATTCATTACCAAATAATGTGATTCCTGGTTCTCCAATTTATGGATATGTTCAATCGGTTACAGATTATTTGACTTTTGTGGTGAATATCAATTCAACAGGATATACCGCATTTAATCCTAATCAACCATTTGCTTCATATCACGGAGAAAAGTTCCCTCAAGTAGTGGCTGTAGGTGATGTGAATAGTGGTGGATTTCCATATACTGGAAATGCACTATATCCTTCGCCTACTTATTCTTATGCTACGCTCAATGATAGTACAACTATCAACGGGCCAGCAATACAGGGAGCCTATTTTAATAATACAAGACAAGGATTTATCGTTGGTGCGGGTGCTACAACAAACGATTCTGCATCGGTTCTTGTTGGAGCAGCTGAAAATGTAATATATTGGAGAGCTTATCTTCATGATTTTAGTTCACCATAAATAATAATAATCAATAGAGAAGAGGCAAAACGTCTCTTCTCTTTTCTGAAGGAAACCAATGTCGCATCCACCGCTTATTTTCGGTCCAATTCCTCCTTACAATAATCCTCCTATTGAACCTCAAAACTTTCAACCCAGTGTATTCAATATAACAACTATTTCATTGGGTATTACTACAACGGTCACAACATCGGTCAATCATAACTATGTCATTGGGCAAGAGGTGAGACTTTTGATACCTAGCATTTACGGTCCTCAAGTGCTAAATGAACAGACAGGATTCGTTTTACAAATACCTGCTCTCAATGAAGTTGTATTAAACATTAATTCTCAAAATGTCACTGCATTCAATTTAGTTTCTTATCCCCTTCCACCCCAAATCGTAGCTGTAGGAAATATAAATACAGGTTCAGTGAATCCTAATGGTCCTAAGATATCAACTTTACTTCCAGGAAGTTTTTCAAATATTTCTTAGTAAAACTAGAGATAAATTCTTTTTGGTGTTAATTTAAAATTTTAACTTAATACAAAGAGGTTATCATGGCACGTCCGAAATCTACTCCAGAATTGGAAAAAGCAGAGCAACAATTTGATCATTTCGAAAAACAAGTGAAAGATCTTACTTTAGATAGGATGAATGCGGCTTCAAAAGAAGAAACTGAACCGCAAACAAAATTATCTCAAGCAGAAATAGAAAAAAGCAAAGATATCTATTTGAAACCGCAAAGAGCTATTTTTTCTAAGGAAAAATTCAATGAGAAATTTAGAGAAGATTATAACTTTGCTAAAGAATATGTGTGTTTCATTCCGGAACATAAAGAAGTCGCTGGAGACAACATTGAAATGTGGACAAAGCCATTTGCTGGAGTTCCTGCTGAATTTTGGAATATTCCTACAAATAAACCAGTTTGGGGTCCAAGATATGTTGCAGAGCAATTACCTAAGGCAAGATATCATAGATTAAGGACAGAAAATAATAAATTTAGCGCACAAGATAACAATGGTCAATATTTTGGAACATTAGTTGTTGATAATATTATACAAAGACTTGATGCAATTCCTGCTCGTACAGACAGAAAATCAATTTTCATGGGTAAATAGGTAGTCTAATGAATTTACTAGAAATTAAATGGTTATGTAAAACATGTCATTCAGAAAAACATAGAATTTATAGGTGATTTATCAATCTGTTACAAGATATAATAACTTACGTTCGTCGCATAATTAAAAGTCCTTCTAATGCTGTTATTTCTGATGCATTGATCATAGATTACATCAATCGATTCTGGATTATGGATGTTGATGCTAGAATTCAGCTATTTGATTTAAAAACTCAATATCAGTTTCAGACTACTCCTGGATTTGATCAATATAATATGCCCTTGTATAATCTTCAAACAGAACTAGGTTCTCAAGCAATAAGTTATTATCCTGTTTATCAGGGGTTTCTGGACCCAGTATATGTGAATGGCATTCAAGTTCCTTTTCAGACAGATAAAACAACATTTTATAATATTTGGCCGAACATTGTTCAGCAGATGAATGTTGTCGCAGTCGGAAATAACACAAAAGGTCCTTACAATTTTACTTTCCCAATAGCACCAAACAATACAACACCATTAACGACGCCATTTCAGTATATCCTCAGAGGTCATATTGATGTTAATGGGATTACTGCTTTTGCTACTAGTCAGGGAATATATCAAGATCCTCCTGTTGTCACATCGGTGGAAGCTTCTACAACTATTCCTGCAGTTCCTGTAACTAATGCATTTCCTCAAGTCTATATCACGACTAATGGAACGGATGGTTCTAGTATAATTGTGACAGATAGTGGTCAATTTCTTTCTGGAAATCAAGACTTAGGTCTTTTAATGGAACAAGGCACGGCTCCTAATGGAAATTTGCCTTTAACGAATGGTCCCTTACCTAATTATAGTACTACACAGAATGTTATCAATTACTTTACAGGGCAAGTTTTTAATCTTTATTTTCCTCAGACTGTTCCTGCTGGAGTAAATATCAATGCTCAATGTTTTAATTTCCAATGTGGTCTTCCTAGAGGGGTTCTGTTCAATAACAATACTCTTACCTTCAGAAGTCCTCCAGATCAGCAATATTTGATTCAATTAGATGCTTATCTTTCACCAGCTGGATTCCTAGCAACAAACCAGGCAATTCAATTTGCATATATGTGCGAGTATATTGCTCGTGGCGCTGCTAGAAAAATACTTTCAGATACTGGCGATGTCGAACAATTTCAATTCTATGAGCCTTTCTTCATAGAACAAGAACAACTTGTATGGAAACGCAGCCAGAGGCAGTTTACAGCCTCCAGGACGCAGACAATTTACAGCCAAGGGATAAACCAAGGCCAGTCAGGATTTAACAACTTAGGTGGTAGTACCCTCTAAAATTATTAAATCCAGAACATTTATTTTTAGGAACGCCGAAAGAAAACACATTAGATATGATTAGAAAACATAGAAGCCATTGGCAAAAGAAAAAGGATTAATATGAGCATTCCATATAATTTTGGCATTCCAAATCCTCCAAATAATCCTTCCGCCGATGTTCCTCTGATGCAAATAAATGCTAATAGTATTTTCAATTTTGTTGCTATAGACCATGTAGGATTCAATACGGCAATTTCCTCAAGTGGCTATCACAATGTAATTCATTTTTCCAATCAAGCAGCAGATCCAGGAACAATTGCTGGAGTTGGTCAACTTTATACAAAAACAGTAACAGGAGATCAGAATCTTTTTTATGAAAGTGGTCTTGGAAAGATTTATCAACTTACGAATACAAATGTAACTATTTCGGCTACTGCCAATGGCGTTACTACTCTTCCAGGTGGTTTGATTCTTCAATATGGAGTCATTCCAATCATTCCTGATACTCATACCCATACATATAATTTTAATGCTACAGCGAATAATATTACATTCCCAAATAATTGTTTTTCTATCGTTTTGAATCCAATTAGAGCAGATAACCCAGGAACTTTTGATGGCATTAATATTCATTCATTTAATGCTGCTTCTCTTACATATCAAACAACATCCAATCTAAATGTAACTTCAGCAACATTCATTGCCATAGGAAACTGATGGGACAAAAACTTGCTGTTGGCCCATTTAATAGAGGTTTGAGAAATGATCTAACTCCATTTGCTATCGATAATGAATCATTTCCTACTCTCATCAATGCTTATCAATGGCGCGGTCGCATAAAAAGAAAACGAGGAACTCAATTTCTTTGTCAGCTTCAAAGATTTTTTAATTCATCGTCTATTTCTTATAATCCTGGTTCAACAACAATTACTTTTGATGGCTCGGGAAACGCTAATTTATTGACAGGGTTTACAACTCTTCAACCAAATTCCTCAATAGTTCCTGGATCGTTAACAATTGTTGGTTCCATAGGACCAGTAACTTATACTGATCCTACTATAAACGGTTTTTTAACACCTACTGGGACAGGTGGTCCGAATACTATTAATTATGCTACAGGAGCTATTTTAATACCTGCACAAGCTGGAGGAACTGCAACAGCAACATTTTCATATTTTCCTACGTTACCTGTAATGGGTCTTGAAGACTTAATTCTAGAAATCAATCAATTTCCAGGAACATTAGCTTTCGATCCAGTATATTCTTATATTATAAGCACAGCTTTGCCTTATACAGCACATGATGTTAGTTTCTATAAAAATCTAGGCTCAGGAACATATGCAGGTTATACGCAAAAAACTAATTGGACACCTGTGACATGGAATGGACAAGATTATCAACAATTTTGGACTGTGAACTATTTAGGCGCACTGTGGGCGACTAATGGTATTAATATTCCCTTTAATATTACAAATATTGGAATGCAATTTCAAAAGCCAGGAAGTGCTACATGGATAAGTGCAACTTCGATGAGTTTTGTTATTGCGGGAAGTCCTTTGGTTGTTGGTGATTTTGTTTTTGCCAATGAATTTACTTCTACCACGCCTGCAAATGCTGATGCACTTAATTTTCAAACTGGTTTTGTGACAGTGGTTGCTGGAAATACTTATACAGTAATATTTCCAAATGCCAATATACCTAATGACACATATACTCCAGGAATTCTTCAATATCTTACAAATAGATCAGATCCAACAAAAGATTGCATAAGATGGTTTGATGGAGATCCAACGAATGGAAATTCCACAGCTCCTACCTTTATTCCTGGGAAAGGGTGGGTTAATTTTATGCCCCCGTTATCACAATTCAATTATTCAATAGCAGATCAACTTCCTGCACAATATTACCTTGTAGGTGCAAGAATAATTGTTCCATTTAAAGATAGATTACTATTTTTTGGTCCAGTAATCCAATCATCGACAGGTTCTCCAATATATCTACAAGATACAATTATTTATAGTCAGAATGGAACGCCATTTTACACAGTTTCTTTTTCAGGAAATTTTTTCAACCCAACAACTCCTCCAGGATTTGTTCCTATTCTTACACCATTGAATCAAACGGCAACTCCTTCATCATTTTGGGAGGATCAGTTTGGATTTGGTGGTTTTCAATCGGCAGGAATTGACAGACCTATCACAACAGTATCAACAAATGAAGATGCTTTGATTGTCGGTTTTGATTCTAACGTCCAAACTCGCGTGATTTATTCTGGAAATGATTTAACACCATTTAACTTTTTCATAATTAATGCCGAATTAGGATCAAGCAGTACATTTTCTGCTGTTAATATGGATTATGGGGTCATTACACGTGGGAATAGAGGCTTTATAGTTACATCTCAAACACAAGTGGAAAGAATAGACTTGGAAATACCAGATGAAGTGTTCGAATCAAGATTGACAAATAATGGAACGGAAAGAATTTGTGCTCAACGAGACTTCATCAATGAATGGATTTATTTCTCTTATTCTGGAGATCAGAGTTCATACAATTATCCTACACAAACCTTGCAATATAACTATAGAGACAGATCTTGGGCTGTATTTTATGAGACCTACACAACATATGGTTCTTTCAGGAAACAAACAGGATTTACATGGGCAACTGTAGGCAATATTTATTCCAGTTGGAATGCATGGGATGATCCTTGGGATGCCGGACAATCGGAATTATTGCAACCTCAAGTCATCGGTGGAAATACTCAAGGATTTGTTTTAATTAGGGCCGTAGGTACTAGTGAAGGCACATCTTTGGCTATACAAAGCATTACAGGAAGCACAATAACTTCTCCAAACCATTGTTTAAATGATAATGATTACATTCTTATCACTGGAGCTTTAGGCTCCGTGGGAACTCAAGTAAATTTTAAAATATTTCAAGTTACTCAAGCCACCACAAATACTTTTGTTTTAAATCCTTATTTGACTGGTTCTCCAACGTATCTTGGATTAGGTTTGATAACAAGAATTTATATTCCTCAAATACAGACTAGACAGTTTCCGACATCATGGGAACTGGGAAGAAAAACACGCATAGGAGTTCAACAATATTTATTTACAACTACTTCGATTGGGCAAATCACTTTACAGGTATTCTTGAGCCAGAATGCAACTAGCGCATATAACTTTAGCCCTATTGTTCCTGATCCAGCATCTACGAATAATTCTCTTGTGTATACACAAGTACTCTACACGTGCCCTGAAAGCACAAATTTGGGTCTCATTCCTATAAGTTCAAATATGGCGAATGCTGCAAATACAAATCTTCAAATGGTGACGGCAGCACAACAGGCTCAAATTTGGCATCGGATGAATACTTCACTTATTGGAGACACTGTGCAGATAGGATTTACCCTTTCCCCAAGTCAATTTGCAACGAATAATATTGCAGGAACTCCTATTGTCATTACAAATATAACAAATGCAAATCCTTGTGTGTTGACATGTACAGCACCTTTTACAGTTAATAATAATGAATTACTTCTGATAAATGGTGTTTTAGGCACAATTCAACTCAATGGCAATATTTATGCAGTACTTTCATCAACCATTACCACTATTACTATTGATGTTGATTCAACTCTCTTCGGTGTATATATGTCAGGAGGGACAGTTACTCCCGTTGCTCCAAATACATTTGCTGAGATTGAATTGCATGGATTTATTTTGGATATTAATCCAAGTCAAATATTAGCATGAATAATAATATTATTAATCAAGTTGCCTTTCTTCGTACAGCACGAGAATTTCCTCATGATCTAGATAAATTGACTCTTCAAATGAATAAAAGCTGGGTTGATATAGCTTCTGCTGTGAATGTTCGAACTATCGGATTATTTCCCACTGTGAGACCTGCTATTACTGGAGAAGAATGGTTTCTTGTAAATACTGGGAAACAACAAACATTAAGGCAAGTTTATACATTCAAAACAACGGTATCTATCAATCATGGAATTAGTGTAACAGATATAAATCAATTTACACGTTGTTGGGGATCATATACAGATAATACAAATTCTTTTGGATTGATATGGGGAACATCTTCTGCTACTACTATTCCAGGTCAAATTTCATTTTATCTTTCCCCTACACAAATTATATTTATAGTTGATGGTGCAGCCTCTGCGATACAAAGAGGCAGAATTATTTTAGAATGGTTAAGTTCTCCTTAAATAAAATATTTGATATATTGTGAGAAAAAGAGGTTTATATGAATTCAATGAACGGATCACCAGGAATGGTCGGACCTACAGGAAAAACAGGAAATAAAATCCCTAAAGGATATAAAGTAGGTCAACTTCAGCAATTCACACCTGAGCAATTGGAATTGTTTCAACAATTATTTTCTCATTTAGGTCCAGAAAGTTTTCTTTCAAAATTGGCAGGAGGAGATGAGTCGTTATTTGAAAAAATGGAAGCCCCAGCATTTAGACAATTTCAAGAACAATTAGGTGGAATAGCATCTAGGTTTAGTGGAATGGGAACAGGCGGAAGGCATGGCAGCGGTTTCCAAAATACTACAAGTGCTGCTGCATCTAATTTTGCTCAAGATTTACAATCGCAACGACAAAATTTACAAAGACAAGCTATCATGGATTTAATGAACTTAAGTAGTAATTTACTTAGTCAAAGGCCATATGAAACAGGATTATATGAAAAACAAAAGAAAAAATCTGGATGGGGAGGTGCTATTGGTGCCGGTGTAGGTGGTTTAGGAGGATTTTTAACTGGTGGTCCTGGGGGAGCTCTTGCAGGTGCACAAGCAGGATATGGAATTGGATCTCAATTTTAATAGGTGAAAAATGGTAACAATATTTCCAGCTGAAAAGCGAAAACCTTCATTTTCTGAAAAATTAAGTGGTGCTGTTGGTACTGGATTAAATTATTTAAGTGAAAGAGAAAATCAAAAAAAAATAGGGCAACAACTCAAACAATTAACAGATGAAGATATTTCTGCACTTCAACCTGATATTCAAAAAGAAGTTCTTAAATATAGCTCGAAGGGCAAGCAAGAATCAGCTGAAACAGCAAGGAAATTACAAAGAGAACAAGTAGAAGATGAAATTGCAAATGAAGCTATTTTTAAATTAACAGGCCAAGATTTATCAGGTTTACCCAGAGATATGCAGAAAGCATTTGTACAACAATTTGCCAGAACTCCAGATTTTCAAAATGTCAGACAAGCTTTAAAAAAATCAGGAGCATCTGAGGAAGATGCTGATTTATATACCTATCTTACAATAGGTGGACAAACAGCACTAGTTAAAGACCTTTTGGAAAAACAAAAAAGAGCAGGAAATATAGGACAAAAACTTCCAGGATCAACAGAAGAACAAGAATTTGTACCTTCAGAAGAAGAAATGACTAGCTCTGAAGAAAAACCTATTTCTGAAAGAAAAACAATTTACAATGAATTAGATGATTTTATAAAAAAACAAGATATTGGATTGATACCTTCAGAAAAAATAGCTAGAGGAAAAGAAAGATTTGATACAGGTTTAAAACAATATCAGGAAGCAAGTACCAAACTTCGAGGATTGTCTACTGACAAATCTAGATTAGAAATATTAGAAGATTTAAATAAAACCGATAAATTGCCAAAAGGCTTGGGTAGAATAGCTGTAGATAACGAAGGTAATTTAAGATGGCAAACTGCAGCATTAGCTTCTCCTGAAGCTCAAAGATATGTAAAAATATTAAATGAATTTTCTTCTTCAGCTAAAGATACATTTGGATCTAGGGTAACAAATTTTGATTTGTCACAATATCTTAAACGGTTTCCTACCTTATTGAATAGCAAGGAAGGCCGTCGACAATTACTTCAGCAAATGAAAATTGTAAATGACATAAATTCTGTTTATTACAAGAATTTGAAAGATGTCTATGATAAATCTGGTGGCGTAAGAAACATAGATGCGGATGTATCTGAAAGATATGCTGAAAGATTATCTGAGAGGGAAATAAATAAACTCACTCAGAAATTTAAAGAAATTGGAGAATTTGAAAGTAAACCAAGTGCTTTAGAATTCAAAGGAAGAAAAATCAGAGATAAAAAAACAGGTGAAGTTCTCATAAGCGATGGAGAAAACTGGATTCCAAAGGAGTAATTATGCCTTATGAATTAATGGAAGAAGAACCAGAAAGTGGTATTTTATCTTATGGTAAAGAAGCATTAAGACATGGAGCAAGAACTGCTTCAGATATAACTACACAGGTTATTGGATTTCCAGGAGATGTTTTTTCATTAATAAATGAATATATAGCTAAACCTACAACAGAATTTATCACAGGAAAAGAAGGTTTACCATACGAAAAAACATTATTAGGAAAAGTTCTTCCAACAACAGAAACTCATAGAAAAGGACTTCAAGAAGCCACAGGTGAATTTCTTAAACCTCAAAATGAAGTTGAAAAATTCGTCACCAATGTTGTCGATGATGCGACTCTTTTGTTAAGTCCAACGAAAATAGCTTCAAAAGGTATAAAACTAGGAACAAATATATTTAAGAGTTTAGCCAAATCAATTGGAGCCAATCTCGCTGGAGAATCGGCAAAGGAAATTTCAGGAAGTGAAGGCGCAGGGGTAGCAACAAAAGCAGGTTCTTTATTCATGTTGTCCTTATTAGATCAAAAATCAGCAGCAAAACATGTAGCTGATTTATATAAGATTGCCGATGAGAATCTAACTTCAAATGCTAAAACAGGAGCAATAAAGTTAGATAAACAATTAAATTCACTGGAAAGATCTCTTACCAAAGATAGGCCTCGAGGAAATTTATCTGCACCTGAAAAATTTGTCGTCGATCAAGTTGATAAAGTAAAAAATTTGATAAAAGATGGAGAAATAAGCGTTGAACAAGCTATTGCGCAGAAAAGGAGCTTAAATAAGGAATTAGCAACTCTTTACAAAGAAGTTCCAGGAAAGAAAGAACAAAGATCTGTAAAAGATTTAGCTAAACAAATCAATGGTTACTTAAATTCCGCCATTGAAGACTATGGGAAAAAAAATCCTAGATTTTATGGACCTTACAAAAAAGCTAATGAAGCTTTTGGAACATTGGCTTCTTCAAACTGGGTTTCTAGTTGGATAGAAAATAATATAGTTCAGCATCCTGTAACCACTGGTTTAATGCATGTTCTCATGCCAGTAGGTACAGCAACAGCTACAGCAACTTCCTTAATGGCTCCTTATCAAGCCGCAAAAATAAGTTATAGGATAGCGAAATCTCCTACATTAGCAAAAATTTATGCTAAAATTGTCAATTCTGCAGTCAAAGAAGATTCAAAAGTATTCAATAAGTATTTGAAGCAACTAGACGAAAAACTTCAAGAAGAAGAAAACGAAGATCGATATGAATTTATCGACTAAAATGGAGGAAATCCATTCCACTTATTCATTTCTTCTTCTTCTTCCTTCAGAGTTACCGTATTGTAATAAAAAAGATAAATAATGACTGGTATACTCAAAATATGGCCTAAAATAATGAGTTCAAAAAATGTCCACATATTATTTCTTCTCCGAATGATAATAAATCATATGGGCTTTGAATTCAGCATCAGCTCTTTCCATTTTTCCATGAAAATCTTTTATTTCCTGGTGAATTCCTCGTATTTCTTCTCTCATACCATTATGTAAAGAAATACTAACACCAAAAAAAGTTAGCATAATTATTAAGTTTGATCCTATGATCGTTAAAACTTGAACCCATGTTTCTGTCATTATTTCTTCTCCGAATGATAATAAATCATATGAGTTTTGAATTCAGCATCAATTCTTTCCATTTTTCCATGAAAGTCTTTCATTTCTTCTTGAATAGATCTAATAATTTCTCTTATTTCTTGTTGGTCATGTCTAGCTTCTGATCTAGCCCAAATGAAAAGAGCTAAATTCGATCCTAGTATTATTAAAATTTGTAACCATTCCATAATTTTCTCTTTTCCCATAAAGCATAGCATATTTTGTCTAATCGCATAAGTCCTAATCTTTTCTTAAATTTTTCTGTATTTTTATCCTGGTAGAATTTAAATTTTAATTTGACAACAAGGAGATATTTATGGGTTTTCAACCTGGGGCAAATTTATATACACAAGGTTTTGGGTCACGTCCTGAAAGTGTAGAAGTCCCACATTTAGACGTGAGGGCACCTGCAACAACGGATGTAAATTATCCATTAGGAAAATCTTGGATCGATACTGTTGCCCAAGATGCATATATCCTTGTTGGTTTAAGTTCAGCAGGGGGCACTCTTGCGGCTACCTGGGTCAATGATGCTGTCGCTGGTGGGGCCTTAAACACTTTATCAGATCAGTCAGCAGTGATAGTTAATCCTGCATCTAACAATATTCAATTGAATGGAACAGGAAGCGAAATCACAACAACAGCAGGCGTGGGAGAAATAACCTTTTCTCTTCCTAGTACAATGGTTACGCCAGGTTCTCTTCAAGTAACAGGTTTGCTTACAGGCGATGCTGGAGCCACTTTAAATACAGCAGGAACAGCAATCAATATTGCCACTGACTCGGATACATCCGCTGTAAATATTGGTACAACTGGTATTCGGACAATAACTGTAGGAACAGATGGTTCTACATTAAATCTCGATAATGCAGCTACTCAAACCAATGCATCTGCTGTAAATATATTGAGCGGCGTAACACCAGCATCCAGCCAAACATTAACGATTATGTCAGGTGTTGCATCTGCTGGCACACAAGCAGTAGCAATTTTAGGTGGCGCTAATACAACAGGGAGTCAAAACTTCTCTGTCTTTAATGGTGCAATTAATGGAGCTACAGACACTATAAACTTCTTCAATGGGACAATTGCTTCAGGAACAAATGCATTCGATCTATTTTCAGGTGCTCCTTCCGGAGGAACAAATACTGTAAATATATTTGCTGGTGCTGCGACAGGCGGAACTAATGCATTCAATCTGTTCTCTAATAATGGTGCTACTCATTTGGGAACAGTTAAAATAAATACTGGAACAGGCGCTGCACATGTCTTGACTGTAGGTTCAACTGCGGCTGGGAATATGACATTTACTCAAGCCTCTGGAAGTACATTTGCTATAGTTGGTAGTGCAGGAACGATAAATGTTGGGCATGATGCTGCTGCAAATACGATCAATCTAGGATCTACATCTGGTGGTACAATGACCATTGCGATGGCAACTGCGATAAATGTTCAAGGTGCTGTTGGTTGTGCTATTACTATAGGAGCAACTGCACAAACTGGAAATATTGTAATTGGAACATCTTCTGCAACAAATATAGTCACAGTAAGCAATGGAGCAGGTGCTTCTACACTTACAATGGCTGGTGGAAATGGTGGAAATACTGTTGCGATAAATGGAGGTACTGGTACCAACGTAACTCAAATTGCTCATGGAAATGCCACCAACACAGTATCTATTGCAGACGGAGCTACAGGTGTTAATACAGTTAACATTGGGACGACTAACTCTACTTCTACTACAAATATTAAAGCTGGTTCTGGAAATGTAAACGTATCAGGGAATACAAGTTTAACTGGAAATTTAACTTTAACCACAGCAGGAAATAAACTTTTAATTGCAGCCACAAGTTCAGCGACATGTTCTGCCGGAACTTTTGTTCTTGGTGGAGGAGCAACAACAACAGTAGCAAATAGTGCAGTAACGGCAAATTCTATCATTTTTTTAACTACACAGACATTAGGAACAGTAGTGGTAGCATCAACACTCGCTGTAACTTCAATTGTTGCGTCTACACATTTTGTTGTTACTCCGTCTGTTAGTACAGATACATCTACGATAGCTTATTTAATTATAAATTAAAGAAAAACAAATGATCAAACAACAAGTAATTTTGGAAGTAAAAAGAGACGAGAGAATTTATCAATTGCATTTACCAGCAAATAGTCCTCTCGGTGAAGTTCATGACATTCTTTTTCAAATGCGTTCTTATATCGTTGAACAGATCAATGAATCTTTAAAAATTGATCAGCCTAAAGAAAATCAAAAGACTTCACAGGAAGAATCTAAAATCGAGGAAATTTCTTAATGTCTTATGCATCAGGAATGGCTTGGGAAATTTTAAAAAGTGTGAGTTGTACAATATTTTCTAGAGGCATTAATTAGTGCAACCATCCATCCAAGGAAATGGGCCTATCAGCAATGAATTTTATTCAATTGCAAATGGAACATCTTCTTCTGATCCATTCATCACTGTTTTTTCTAATAGAGATCCTACTCAATATGATTTCAATTATCCTATCAAAAAAAGATGGATCAATCTTGTATTAGTCAAAGAATGGATTCTACAGAGTTTTAGTAATGTCACTAGTCAAACTCTTGCTAATTGGTTATTACTTGCTTCAGGTGGAGCGGTTGTGTCGTTTGAAGTAGATAAAGCTGTTGCACCTGGCGTTGAACCAGTGACCGCAAATGCTGGAGTAGTCAACTTTGGCGAATCATTTGCAACGCATATTCCAATCGCCACAGGTACAAATGCTGCCGGATATCTGACTGTAACTAGAGCTCTACATGAGATGGGAATCGAATTACAACTAACAGGAAGCAATCCTGCTGTATCCACTCCTAATAATTTTGGAATAGCCCAATTCGATGCTAATCAATTTACAGTGACTAATGGTTTTGTTCAAATAACCAATTTCACTACTACGCATTATACTGCTATTACACATAATGGAACAAATCCATCACCTTATACAGTAACGGCTATAGATGAATATATTTCTTGTGACACAACGGCTTCTACAGCTGGAACGATAACTGTTTTGCTTCCAAATGCGCCGACGACTTTAAGAGAATTTACAATCAAAGATAGGACTGGAGGAGCATCAACAAATCATATATTTATTACTACCGTAGGTGGTGCTGTAACAATTGATGGACAAACAACGTACACTATGGCAGGAAATTATGATTCTATTAATTTATTGTTTAACGGTACTTCATATGAGATTTACTAATGGCTTATAGAAATTACAGTGTAGCCAATGGATTTATCGTCGATAAACTTGGTAATGGAGATTTCACTACTATAGCTTCTGCGCTTACTGCAGCAACTTCAGATGACACCATTTTCATTAGACCCGGAACTTATACAGAAAATCTTACTCTTGTTGTTGGAGTCAATTTGACAGCATTTGAATCTGATGCGGCAGGAGGTACTGTTATTATCAACGGAAATTGTACATTGAGCACAGCTGGCACTGTTACGATTAGTGGAATTGAACTTCAAACCAATAGTGCTAACAACATCACTGTATCAGGTTCTGCAGCATCAATCTTAAATTTAATTAATTGCAATATAAATTGTTTAAATAACACAGGGATTTCTTTTTCTTCATCCAGCGGGAGTTCTGTAATAAACGTAAACAATTGTACTGGAAATTTAGGAACAACAGGCATCGCTCTATTTGCACATAGTGCAGCTGGAAATTTAATTTTTACTGGGTGTAGTATTACTAATACTGGAGCTTCTACGACAGCTTCAACTTGCTCTTCTGGATTAATAAGTTTGGTTAGTACACTCATAAAAAGCCCAATTACAACTTCATCGACAGGTGTCATTGCGACTCTACAATCAAGTATAGATCCTGGAGCATTTAATACGACTGCATTAACACATGGTGGATCTTCTGCATCCAATGTTAATTTTACTACATTTGGAAGTGGAACAGCTTCTGCTGTATCCATAAGTACTACATTGACTATGATTAAATGTTCAATAAATTCCACAAATGCTACTGCAGTAGTTACGGGTGGTGGGACCATAAATTATCAGTCAATGACTTTTTCAAATTCAGGAACAGTAATTAATACTACTACTCAAACCAATAGCGGTACATTGATTGGTTCAAAGAATACAGCTCCATCATCTGGATTTTTAGGACAACAAATAAGAGCTACTGTAGTTCAAGGGTCGGCATCTCCATTAATGAATAATACTGGGCTTAATGTAACTTCCATTAATTTAACTGCGGGCGTATGGGATGTAACTGGTATTATAGGATTTATTGGAACTCCTACAGGAGGAACTCAAACAAATGCCTCTGTCAATACAACTTCAGCAACGTTAGGAATAATAGGAGATAATGCGGTTCAATCTCCAACACTTTCAACTGGTACCAGTGATTATTATCTTACAGTTCCTAGTTATCGCATTGTCATAAGTTCCACAACTCCAGTTTATTTAGTAGCTGCAGCTCTTTTCTCAGGAGGTGCAATAAGTGCTTATGGACGTATTTCAGCTACACGTGTAGGTTAAAATTGATCAATACATTTTATTTTAATATTTTCATCTAAGGTATAATGCAAATAAATGATCCATGAAAAAAATAAAATTATTAAAGACAGAGAGAACAGAATAAATTTACATTTCATATTATAAATTTACCAGCAAGAGGTTTATGCATGCCACTCCTTAAAGGAAAAAAGAATATAGGAAAAAACATTAAAGAAGAAGAAAAAACTCATCCTCATAAACAAGCTGTAGCTATAGCGTTAGATGTCGCCAGACGTGGTGGAGCAAAAATTCCTAAGAAGAAAGGAAAATGAGATGCACAAAAAAATTATGAAAAAAGCTGCAAAAGCATTGGAAAAAGACGAAAAACATTATGAAAAAGAAGCTAAGCATGCGAAGTCTAAAATAAAGAAAAAACATGAACTTATCGAGGCTAAGGAAGCTAAATTAGCTTCTAAAGATTTAAAAAAACGTGTTAAGAAAGCTCACGAATATTAAGATTTTTTATGGTATATTCTTGTACAGTTAGTGATGGACAGCTTTGCGATAAAGTCATTGAACTTAATTTTCAAGGATATACCGTTACTAAATCAAAATTGTTAGCAGATAGAGTTCACAAAATTTATTATACAGTTTATGAAAAAAAGGAGAATTTATTTTATGCTAAAACATCATTCAAAACATGAAGAAGAAGTAAAAAGTGGCGAGCATTCCCATGCACATCATAAAAAAATGCATGATCACCATATGTCCGAAGCTAAGAAACATGCTTCACATCTTCATAAGATGGCTAAACATAGTTCAAAAAGTCACATGAAGAAAAATTCTGGAAAATAATATTTTTATAGGGGAAATATGAAATTAATTCATATTGTTGGATACGTTTTCACGAGTTGTTCTGCATTACCTCAATTAGCACAAACAATGGATGACATTGAAACTGACAATGCCATCCGTATTGAGGTTCAAAAAGAATCATTGCAGAAAAGCACTGACCTGCAAATACAGATCAGTGTCACTAACAAAGATAAAAGTGTTTAATTAGTTGATTTATTCACCCAATTTTCGAAGGCTGTGCTAGTTTTATCTGGATCTTTGTTGAAAGCTTCGATCACTTTTCTAAAATTCCATTTCCTGGATTTCATTACTGCTAATGTGAATTCCTGGAATTTTTCTCTATTTTCCCATTGATCAAGATAAGCATTAATTTCTTCTTGCGACAAATCTTGTTCTTTAATGTCTTCCACGATGACTTTATCTGCTTGATCCATTTCTTCCTGGGAGTAAATTCCAGACATTTCAGCTGGAAATGCTTTTCGCAAAGCCAAAGCTTCTGCGCATTTGGAAAGCTGATTGTGAGGCATTTTCTTCCAGAAATTAGTTCCTGCATTATATTCATCAAAGAAAGCTGTAGCACATACTTCATGCCAAGAGCCATCCATTGTCATTTTTTTAACATATGAAGTAGCAGCCATAAGCTTACTATTTGCGTCATAAACATATGTCGGTTCTTTTCCTGGTGAATAACGATTAGTTCTTTCTGCAATCAATCTTAATCCATCAATTGCAGTTTGAATAGTACGTTGACCGCCTCTGGGAATGGAATAAATTTGTCGCATAAAGGGATCAAGACCTGTACGCTTACACACATGTAAGAATAATTGGAATTCATCATTGGTCGCACCTTTGCATACAGTATTTTTCAATAAATCAAGTTTATCTTGAGTAAATTCAAGTGGTATAGGTTCAATTTTTTGGATAGCGGCTGTCATAATTTCCTTGTATTAATTTTATATTTCTGATAAAGTTCGTTGGTTATCCTTAAGTTTTTTTAGGTGAAGGAACGGATTCCTTCATTTTATATATATTCACTGATGTCAGGTATTTTTCTTTTTTTGAATGAATGTCGATATACAATTAAGTGGTGCATAAACATTTCAAAACTTTCATCATAAATATATATCTTAGGTTTTTTTCCATCTTTGTGTAACTTCACAAATTCAATTCTTGCTATGTTATAGCCCTTCAGTGAACATAAATATTTATATGCAGCCCCTTGTAAGGGCCATGTGATATTTTCATTCGCAGAGGTCTTGAGATCAACTAAAACCAAATCATTTCCATCTTGGTAAATGGCATCAATTTCACCAGTGATCAGATGTTTATCGCAATAAATCCGTTTTGGTTTTTTAATAAACTCTTTCTCTGGAAAATATTGCTTAAAGCTATTGATGTATCCTACGTGTTGATTATCGCATCCGAAATCACCTAATTGCGAAATCAAAGTATCGCAAATTTCATGAACGATGGTTCCTCTTTCACCAGCTTTTCTCAAAATTTCAGGATCTACTTTGTAATAACCTGAAGCAAATCCAATAACTTGAGTTACTCGATCATAATCTTCAATAATATGCTGCAACATGTGATTCCTCCATTTCTTCAAATAATATGCTTTCAAATTGATCAAAATCACGTCTAATAGCAGCAAAATCCTTTTGATTTAAATTAAATTCCTGTACTAAAGTGTTGGCGTCTGGTAAATCATGTTCCCAACTATCAATAAGTAACATGATAAATTTCTCTAGGTGTAGAGGATGGATTAAGTCAGAAAGCTGTTCTAACATCAGCTTTCTGTGCTTTTCCATTTCTTTTTCTACAAATTCTTCGTATGTTTCCATGTATGATAAATTCATTTTATCCTCTTATGTAATATTCAATTTCTTTAAGTTCATTGGACAATCTATAGATTTCCCAGCTATATCGTTCTAACATAATAGAAATATCTATATTAAAAAATTTATTTTCCTGCGATTGATCTATCACTTTCTCTAATAAATTGTGTAGCTTCTGGGCTACTAGGATGGCTTCGTCTAGCATAGATGTTCCTTTTGGGTTGATAGGTTATCTTCATTTTGATATAATACCATAATCGTAACAGATGTGTTATTTAAAATCAAACAAAAATGTGAGGATATGAGATTAAAAGAATATATAAACAAGTTCGAAGTCACTGGTGCTGAGCTAGCTAGAGCTACGAAAGTATCTGCCATGACAATATCAAGAATTATAAATGGATATGTTCCATCATTAGAGATAGCAGCTAAAATCGAAGATGCAACCTTTGGAAAAGTCAGAATGCGTGATATGTTACCTAATAAGGAGGAAGAAAATGGAAATTAAAAAAGAATGACTTAAATATAACAATGATGACATTCGTGACTTAGACTAGAGGAAAGCATGACACTAAGAGATTATCTATTTCATAATAGAATGAGCGTAAAACAATTCAGTGAAACTTTGGATTACAGTCGAACTCATCTTTCTGGGATAATACATGGAAAGCTGAAACCGAGTAAAAGACTTGCAAAAGCCATTGAGAAGGCCACAAATGGCGAAGTTACAGCTGAATAATTACTAAAAGGAGAATAAAAATGGACTGGGCAATGGTTTGGACAATTATAGGGGTTAACATTGCTGTAACAGCACTTATGGGAGGGTTTATGTTATGGGCTTTTAGTAAGTTGGACAATGACATAAAAGCTCAAAATACCAAACTTGACAACGACATTAAATCAATATCAACGGATTTAAAGAATGATATGAGATCTCAAGAAGAACGATTAAATGCTCAGCTAAATGCTCAGAATGCAAGAACGGATCAACTTTATCAAATGTTCATTGATCTTCTCAAAGAACAGAAATCATCCAGAGCTAACTTTTAAAGAACTTAAATTTATTCAATATTCTACTGAAAACAGACTTTCTATAGTAGAAACAGTCCTAAAATGTAATGGATGAGCTATTCATGTGAACGAATAAAAAGCAGAATAATCACAAAAAGCGTGCTAGTTAATCCTAGCATGCTGATTTAATAAGTTAAAAAGTCAGATAAAGGTGAAATTTATGGAATTATTGACAGATTAAACTAAAAATGCAGTTCATAAAGATCAAAATCCATATAAATATTCCCATCCATAAAAAAAATATTTTAGGTTTGAAATAAAGAACCATCCATTCGTAAATTTCTTTGAAAACATCTAGCATAAAATCTCCTTTATAATAACCATACAAAAAAATTTAAAATTTTCTAGGATAAAATTTTTATTGTAATGAGTTGTAGAAAAAATTATATATTTTTTAAACCAAAAGAATTTCTATGAATTATGAATATCCCCCTTACATGTATTTAGAACAGGTATTGAATCATTGTCCAAAAGCAGCTTTTCTTTATTGGAAACTTTGGAGAGAACGAGATGTATTAAACAATGTAAAAATTCCTAAAGATGAAATTCCAGAACTATATGGCTTCACAAAACGCAGATTTGATTACGATATAATGCTTCTGATGAATGAAGGACTAATATCCAACAAAATGATATGCGATGAGGAAATAATTTTAGAGCTTGTGGGTTGGGATCAGATGGACACAGAAGGTGATTTATTATGCTAACATATAAAATATGCCAAGAATGTATTCAAACTCTTGAGAATTACGGATTTCCTGTGTTTGATACTTATATGAAAATAATTTTTTCTTATGTAGAAAAAAAAAAATTTTTCTATCTAACGTGTAATTGTTCTGAATGTTTTTCTAGCCTACAAATACTCGAATTTCTCGAAAAAAAAAATTATGTAATTTCTTTAGAAACTGATGAAGGCTTATTTTTGAAACCTTTAGGAATTAAATTTATAGAAGATGGCACTTATCAAGTTTGTTTTCATTCAGAAGAAAGTTGCTTTGGATGATAACAAAAATAAAAACCACTTAATCAAAATTTAAGTTTTAAATGGTTTTCGAGATCCTGCTACCTCATTTGGTAGATGAATTAAACAACCCTCCCTTTCTATTTTAGTCTTTTATTAGTTTCTATGCAATGAGATTAATCACTCGTAGAGAATATGATGACAATAAATAACGAATTAAGTAAAGTGTGCGCAAAAAAGAAAACCCGAGCTTGTAACTCGGGTATTCGGAGCTCCGCCAAGAAGTATTTCTGGAATCTTGGCATGCTAAAGAACCATGATAATCAAATCATAGCATGCCCTCTAATTTCACCCAACACTTTTCTGGTTGATCTCGAAAAATTTAACGAGGTGACCAATGTCTGAACGATTTATAAAATTTATCCCTTCTGAAAAAACTGAATGGCTCATCAAGAAAAATTCTTATGCCTTCTGTCTTTTATGTTTAATTGCTTCTAGAGCTAGGAGATATTCTGGGCATCTTGATGGCTTGGAAATAGGAGAAGCTCATATCGGCAATTGGAAATCATATGGAATGAGTCAGCAAAATTACCGAACAGCAAAGGATCTCCTTTGTAAACTAAATATTATTAAAATAATCGAGACAAACAGAAATCGCAAAAATCCAACGACTGGAGTAACGACCTTAGGTACAAAAGTAAAGCTTTTAAATTCAGATATTTGGGATATAAATATAGAATCAGCTAACGACTCATCTAACGATGACCTAACGACTCCCCAACGACGAACAAGAAAGAAAGAAAGAAAGAAAGAAGAAGAGCAAGCTAGCTGTGCGATTTTTTTCGATCGAGTTTCATCCAGTTTCGTCGGCATCACTCAAAAAGACCGCGATGCATGGCAAGTCGCATTTCCGCATGTCAACCTAGATCGCGAGTTTCTTATCATGCGATCATGGCTTCTTTCAGAGAAAGGGCAAGAACGCAAAGGAACGCGTCAATTCATCGATAAATGGATTAGCCAGGCTCATACCACTACCTTACCAAAGATAATTCAACCTGAGTCAAAAGAATGCGAAATAGACCCATTCGTGAAAGCAAAGGTAAAGGAAAGATTCTATGAAAACGCAATTTGATCATTTTTTTACACAAGATGCATTGGATTCCGATGGACGAGTTTACTTATGCGATCGAGGATTACACATTCCGGTTTGTCAAAAGGCAGGAATAGGAAGCGCCGAAGGAAAGATTTATTTTGCATATAGGCACAATGGAGAGATTGTCCGTACAAAATACAGATCCATGAAGGATAAAAAAGACACGAAATTCAATTACATCGCGGAAAAAGAAAGGGAAACATTCAGGATGCCCTTTTTTAACCAGCAAACTTGGCCTACAAACGATTATCTTATCATAACCGAAGGAGAGTTTGACTGTATTGCATTATTGCAACTGACGGGCTGTAATGTGGTTTCTTTGCCAAATGGTGCAACTTCTTTGGAATCTACATTTCGAAACCATTACGAATATCTTCAGCAATTCAAAGTAATTTATCTTTGCATGGACATGGATGAAGCAGGAGATAAAGCGGCAAAAAAAGCGATGTCCTTGATTAGTCCTGGAAAATACAGGCGATTGATTCTTCCCTGCAAAGATGCAAATGAATGGATCATGAAAAACCCAGAAGTAGAACTTGTAGATTTACAAATGCTGATGTTGAATGCTCAATCCATTCAAGATAAATCTTTTACTGATATTAGAGAACTGGACGATGATGTTTACAACGAAATACGTTTAGGTGCTTCTACAGGTTGGAGTAAGTTAGATGAAATTTTAGGTGGTCTGAGAGTTGGTGAAGTAACTGTCATTTCAGCTGATACTGGAAGCGGAAAATCTACATTTTGCATCAATCTTCTTTATAACTTAGCAAGTCAATTTGAAGGTGTTTGGATAAATAGCTATGAAATGCATTATAAAATTGTCTCAAGAAAACTAGCCAGTTTTGTTTTAAAGAAGAAAATGAAATTCGAAAAGTTCAAAGAGCAAGACAAATCAATTTATCTTGATTGGTTATCAAAGCATCGATGTTTTATCAATAAAAGCACCTCAAAAGTGGATTTACAAAGCCTTCGAAAGCAATTTGAGATAGCTTCTTATGCTTATGATATTAAATATATTTTCATTGATCATTTAGACTACATTCACTCAGCAGGTAAAAAAAATACTTTACTAGAAAATATCGATGATTCTATGAGAGAACTGCATTCTTTAGCGATGGAATTCAATGTCTCAGTGATCCTTGTAGTACATCCTAAACAAATACAAAATGCATCTCAAG